GGTGGTAAAATAGACAAAATCTATTGGGTTCTTTTAGCTGCGGTGGGGACCGTAGCCATACTTCTACTAGAAAGATTTATAACTTAAATCCATTGTTTTAGTTCTTCACCCATAACTTTAGAAGCTATATCAATCTTCTTTCGTAAAGACTTTACAATTTTATTATCTACTGTATCTTCAGCTATAATATCTACGTATGTCACTTTTTTCTTTTGCCCTATTCTGTGTGCTCTGTCTTCTGATTGCATTCTTTTTTCTAGATCATATCCGTTAGAATAATAAATTACAGTATTAGCTTGAACTAGCGTGATACCGTATCCGCCAGTCTGTGGTGTGCCGACAAAGAATCTAACTTTATCGTTGTCCTTAAAATTTTTGATAGCATAGTCCCGTTGTTCAGGTAGCGTCTTGCCATAATAATGCACCACGGATCCCGGACCATACTTCTCTTCTATTAATTTAAATATATTCTTTACATCATGTTGATAGTGTGCCCAGATAATGGCCTTACCCTCTACCTCATCTAATACATCTAATAACTCTGCTAGTCTGTTATTTTTAACCTCTTGTATCGTACCATCGTCAGCAGAAAAATGACCACAAGTTATTTGATGTAAACGCATTAACTGTGTGAGCGCTGTCATAGTTGTAACTGTTTTACCATTTAATGTGGCTAAAGCCTCTTGTCTCATCTGTTTGTATAGTTTCTTCTGTTCATCGGTAAGTTGTATTTCTCTTTTTATGTATGTTTTATCCGGTAAATCTAAACAATCTTCTTTTAACACTCGATATGAAAAAGGTTTTAATTTATCAGATAGCTCTCCTAAGTTTTGATAACCCACCACTAAATTAATTGAACGACCAGATATATTAGCGCTTTTCATCAAAGCATATCTATTTCTAAACGAATAGTAAGAGTCATGTCCTAAGTGGTGAATATCTAGAAACTGACACTGTGTATACAAATCTAGTGGATTTTTAGTAACAGGTGAACCTGTCATCACTCTTCTATAATTTGTTAAACCACTTAACGATAATATATTTTTAGTTCTTTTTGCTTTTGGATTTTTTATCGTTGTAGACTCATCAATAGCCATTAATGACTTGTGTGATACTAAAAACTGTTTAGCAAAGTTTAGACCTTTTGGTGTACTAAAAGCTTCAACATTCATTATTAATATGTGAAGATCTTGTCCTGTTTCAAACAATCTATCTAATTTTTTCTGTTGTTTTTTATTTATATTTGATTGCCACAATACGGTCACATTTTCTATATGATCAGGTAAATGTGCAGGCAACTCTTGATTGTACCAAGTTCCTATCACACCCTTTGGTGCAACAATTAGTGCGCCATCTACTTTACCTTTATCGTAAAGCATGGATAAATTATCTATTAGTACCTTTGTTTTGCCAGTACCCATTTCCATAAAATATGCGAACGTATCTCTGTTCCAAGATTTTTCCAACGCAGTAAGTTGGTGCGCATACGGCTTCAATTTAAATTTATATTTCATCTTTCTATTGACATGTATATAGGATTTTATTATAAAGTCAATATGAAAGATACAGAAAGTATTAATTATTCAGAGGTGAAAAAAGATAGAATGCCTAAAGTTTATGTCGTGCAAGAAATTGCAGGCACAAGAGAAGGTCGTCCTAAATTTAATATTATGGGCGCATCAGAATATGGCAAGCTAGAGTTTTTGTTAGATGAAAGATCGCAAATGATTTTTTCTCCTGGACCTTTGATATTAAAACTTAAAAATCTTTTAAAAGATTTTAAATCAACAGACTACTTGTTATTGACGGGTGATCCTGCTATAATAGGTGTTGTCTGCTGTTTGATATCAGATATAACAAATGGTAGATACAATCTCTTAAAATGGGATAGACAAGAAAAAAAGTATTATCCTATCGAGATTGATATTTACGGAACAGGAAACAAGAAACATGACTGCGATTGATTTTGAGAAAGACCAAGAAGAAGTTCTAGATAGAACTGAAAACATACACAGACTTGCAGATAAGATAAAAGAAATGCAAGCACTTCAACAACAACTAGAGATCCAAGAAGAATCTATTAAACAAAGAAAAAAAGAAATAGAACATTTATCGGGTGAGGTTATACCAACCATGCTATCAGAGATGGGTTTATCTTTTTTAAAATTGTCTGATGGATCATCAGTAGAAGTAAAAACGAATTATAGCGCTACTATCACACAAGCAAATAAGGAGAAAGCGTTTAACTGGCTTCGTCAGAACGGACTAGGCGACATCATCAAAAATGAGGTTGTCGTTTCTTTTGGACGTTCTGAGGATAACAAGGCAGCGGCTTACGCTGAACTTGCGAAGGGTCAAGGACTCGAACCGACACAAAAGCTGAAGGTAGAGCCCATGACCCTCAAAGCGCTCGTCCGTGAGCGTCTCGAGGCAGGGAAAGAAATGCCAACGGAACTTTTCAACGTATATGTTGGAAACAAAACAACAATAAAGAGGAACAAGTGACATGAGTCAAGTAACAATAAAAAAAGAAGGAGCACTAGCTACAAATATATTTGAAGCTGATGCAGACCAAGGTACCCAAAACATGTTGTCGAAAGATGACCAAGTATTACCTTTCCTTAAAATTTTGGGACAGTTATCTCCGGAAGTAAATAAAAGAGATGCTAAATACGTAGAGGGTGCAGAACCTGGAAAAATAATAAATACTGTAACAAACAAACTCTATAATAAAATAGATGTGATACCAGTATTTTATCACAGACATTATATTGAATGGAAAGATAGAGGGACTACGGGTGGTGGAGCACCAGTTGGTTCTCACGCGGTTGATAGTCCTGTATTAAAAACAGTTGTAAGAGGAAAAGATTATAAAGATAGATTACCAAATGGTAATTACTTAGATAATACTGCTAATCACTATGTAATTTATTTAAATGATGTGCCTCAACAAGCTTTGATTTCTATGAAATCTACACAACTTAAAATTAGTAGAAAATGGAACTCAGTAATGTTGGGTTTGAAAATGCGTGGTAAGAATGGACTTTTTACTCCGCCTACATACAGCCACATTTATACTTTAAAAACTGTGCAAATGTCTAACGACAAGGGGACATGGTTTGGTTGGGACGTAGAGAAAAAAGGTCCTGTAACTGACAAGAATCTTTACGAGATGGCAAAGAAGATGTCACAAAGTGCTCGTGATGGTGCGTTAGAAACTAAACCAGAGGGACAAGAGTCAAAGTCTAATTCACCGTACTAAAAACTTCCATTGGAAGATAGAGGGCCGGGGATGGGAGACTGGATCCGGCCCCAAGAAAAATTATGGAAGATTTTAGAAAGATATTTACAGGATTAAAGCGTGCTCACGGATGCACTTTTGTAGACAAGAAAGGTGCCGATGGACTAAAGGTTAAAGGTAAATCTTTTGTTAAAAGAGAAATAGTTACTGATCAACATTGGGAAAACCATCTCAACGGCATAGAACCTAGTTTAGGTATAATACCGATCAACGAAGATAACGAATGTAGATGGGGATGTATTGATGTAGATAAATACACTCTTAATCACAGAGAAATAATAAATAAGATAAATCAGTTTGCAATACCACTATCTGTTTGTAGATCTAAAAGTGGTGGTGCACACATATTTTTATTTACGACAGACTTTGTTCCTGCAAAACTAATGCGTGATAAACTTATGTCTATAAGTGCCGTGTTAGGATTTGGTAATGCTGAGGTGTTTCCAAAACAAATTGAATTAAAATCGCAAGATGATACAGGAAATTTTTTAAATTTACCATACTTTAATTGTAAAAATACAACAAGATATTGCTTTGATCCTATGGGCAAAGCAATTACAATAGATGCTTTTTTAAATGGTGTAAAAGTTAGTGCTCTCACACCAAAAGAATTACAAGATCTACAGATTAAAAGACCACCATCAGAGTTTGATGATGGACCACCTTGTTTAGAATCTTTAACAAAAGAAAAGTTAGATGATGGCAGAGACAGAGTTATGTTTCAGTTTAGGGTTTATGCAAAAAAGAAGTGGCCAGACAGTTGGGCTGATAAACTAGATGCATTTAATTTTAAACATTTTGTAAACCCATTTAGACACGATGAAATAACAAAATTTAGAAAAGATAATAAAGATTATGGTTTTAAATGTAGTGAAGAGCCAATGTGTAATCATTGTGATAAACAGCTTTGTAGAACTAGAAAGTATGGTATTGGAACACAAAGTCTTTTTCCACAGTTATCAGACTTACAAATAATAGAATTAGATCCAAAGATATTTAGATTAAACGTAGATGGTGAAAGAGTAGAATTAAAAGCAGAAGAATTACAAGAACAAAGATTATTTGTTCGAGCATGTATGAATCAAATACACAAGTTTCCACCTACGATAAAACCAAAAGATTATAAAGACATGGTTGCTTTGCTCATGGCTAACCCAGAGATTATAGAGGCACCAACAGGTGCAACTAAATTAGAACAGCTAGCACAACACCTAGAGAATTATTGTACAAGTAGAACTGCAGAGGGTGCTACGAAAGAGGACATGGAGTCTGGTAATGTTTGGAACAAGGACTTGCATCATCATTTTATTTTTACACATTTTTATCACAAATTTTTACATAGACATAAATGGACAGAAAAATATGACATCACAATACTATGGTTGTTAGAGCATTGTAATTGTGAACATATTAGAATGAACATAGGTAAAAAGAAATTGTCTGTGATAAAAATAAAACAGTTCGAGAAAGAACAAATGAAAATAAAAGAACGAAAATTTAAAAAGGAGGATGCGTTTTGAGGAGGCCATCATATAACGATGACATGGGAATCATTACTGTGATTTGTATTGCCACTATTTTGATGACACATTTATTATGAAAAGAACAACAAAATTTAGTATATTCGGTAGAGAACCAGACACAAGAAAAGGTTGCACTGCTTTTATGAAACAGAAAAAGAAAGAATGGGGCATTTACTATGCTCTTAATCAAGACGAAATTAAACACATGAAAGAACTTATGCGTAATTATTATTATACTCCGTTAAAACAAGCAGAGCATATGGTGCAGGGAGCATGGAAAAAAAACGAGGAAGATATCGTAAATATACGTATAAAACCTGGACCTATATATTTTGAACCTAGATTTGAATTTTATGATTTGATGGGAAACATGAAAGATTTTTCTGTTGCAAGGTGTGTTTGTTTTGGTGGTGATGGTAGAGTTCATGAGAGCGCTCCTCCAAAACCAGCTATAATGAATGCTTTCCGTAAAGCGATATCAGATGAAAAATTAAAATGGAAGAGAAGTCAGGGTTATAGTGCAGCCACTCATCCACCCATGGATGCGCATCATAAAGATGGAAAAGAATTTATAACAATCTATTTAAAATTTTTACACTCCATAAAAATGTCTGAGGAAAAATTATTCGCAGAACTTTACCCCGAATACGGTAATTTTGAAACAGCAAAAATAGTTTATCGTGGCAAAACAGGTTGGGAGTTTAAAGACGAGGCAAAAAATTTTAGAGACGCATGGATTAAATTTCATACTAAAAATAGAGACTATGAATTAATTGAGTCTGGGTTACATCGAAAAATTACGTCTGAAGAAATTAAATTTAATACAAAGATAAGGAATTCACTAAAATGAAAACCATTGTATTAGGGCCACCTGGCACAGGCAAGACTACAACACTATTAAACGAAGTAGATAAGTATTTAAAACAAACAGATCCAAATAAAATTGGATACTTTTCTTTTACACAAAAAGCTGCACATGAAGCTAGAGACAGAGCCATGGATAAATTTAATTTTAGTGAAGATGACTTACCTTATTTTAGAACACTACATTCACTAGCGTTTAAAAGATTAGGTATCAAAAAAGAAGAAGTCTTACAGCGTAGACACTATGAAGATTTAGGAAAGAAGACAGGATATAATTTAGATTATCATGACTATGATAATGAACACACAGGATTATTTACAACTAAAAGTGATTTACTACGTATAATACAATTAGCTAAACTACGAGATATCACACCTGAGCAACAATTTAATTTAAAAGAACATACACAAGATATAACAGTGCAGCAACTAAAACAGTTTGTGCACGATCTTAATCAATATAAGAAAGACTACAACTTAATAGATTTTACAGACATGATTACAGAATTTATTAAATCAGATAAATCACCCAAGTTTGATGTTGTGTTTATAGACGAAGCACAAGATCTATCATTATCCCAATGGGATATGGCAAGATCAATATGGGATAAGACAGGGGATACTTTTATTGCAGGTGATGATGATCAGGCTATATTTAGGTGGGCTGGTGCAGATGTAGATAGTTTTATAACACAGACGGGAAAGATAATGCAG